AGATCTGTGAAATTCAGGTTGACTATGACTTGCCGATGTTTGAAGATGAGGATGGCATCGCCAGACCTTATATCATCTCGATTGAAAAAGGCACGCGCAAGGTTCTCTCAATCTACCGCAATTGGAAAGAGAAAGACCCACTCAAACTCAAGAGAGACCACTTAGTTCAGTACGACTATGTGCCAGGTTTTGGCGCTTATGGTTTAGGATACATCCATTTGATTGGTGGCTATGCACGTGCAGGTACATCGATCATCAGACAGCTCGTTGATGCAGGTACGCTCTCTAACTTGCCCGGAGGGTTGAAGACCCGTGGGCTGCGTACTAAGGGAGACGATACACCGATCGCCCCCGGAGAGTTTAGAGATGTGGACATTGCGTCAGGCGCACTGCGTGACAACATCATGCCCTTACCATACAAAGAACCCAGTCAGGTTCTGGCAGGTCTACTTAAAGAGATCACAGACGAAGGTAGAAGACTTGGTTCAATCGCAGATATGAACGTGTCTGACATGGGTGCCAACGCACCTGTGGGTACTACGCTAGCTCTATTGGAGAGGCAGCTAAAGACCATGTCTGCTGTGCAGGCCCGTGTGCACTATTCGATGAGACAAGAGTTCAAGCTCTTGAAAGAAATCATCAGAGAGCATGCTCCGAAATCCTACGCATACGACCCAGACAAAGCAGATCGTAAAGCCAAACAGTCTGACTACGACTTGGTGGAGGTGATCCCAGTATCGGATCCCAACTCAAGCACAATGGCTCAGCGGATCATGCAGTACCAAGCTGTGATTCAGTTGTCGCAAAGCGCTCCACAGATCTATGATCTACCGATGTTGCACCGTCAGATGATCGAGGTGTTGGGTGTGAAGAACGCCGACAAGTTGGTGCCGACTGAAGATGACGAGATGCCCAAAGATCCAATCAGTGAGAACATGGGCTTCCTCAAAGGAAAGCCTACAAAAGCCTTTATCTTCCAAGATCACGATGCGCACATTGCGGTGCACTCTACGTTCATGCAGGATCCCATGATTGCTCAGCAGATTGGGCAAAACCCCATGGCGCAACAGATGCAAGCAGCGATCCAAGCGCACATCGCAGACCACTTGGCGTTCCAGTATAGGAGCCAGATTGAGAAGCAGTTGGGTGTGCAGATGCCAGCACCAGATGCCAAGTTGCCACCGGATCAAGAGGTTCAGTTGTCTAGGCTCGTGGCCCAAGCCGCAGTGCAGCTCACACAGCAGCACCAAGCGATGGCAGCACAACAGCAAGCTCAGCAACAAGCTCAAGATCCTTTGGTTCAAATGCAGCAGCAAGAGTTGCAGATCAAGGCAGCGCAAGCTCAGACACAAGCTCATAAAGTTCAGGGCGAGTTGGCACTCAAGCAAGCGGAGCTACAGTTGAAACAACAGCAAGCTGGGGTACAGGCAGCACAAGCGCAACCAGCGCAAAACGCAGTTCAAACACCCGAGCAGCTTAACCAGCAGCATATCATGGACGTAGCGCAAGCCACCCAGCAGATGCACCACACTGAGCACCAGCACAGACAAAGCTTAGTGCATGCCGAGAAAGAACATCAAGCCAAACTCAAGCAAGAGCAAGAAAAGCATATCTTAGATATGGCGACAAAGGCTCAACAAGCTCGTGAGAAGATGGACATTCAACAGCAGCAAGCAGATGCTCAGATGAACCAACCACAAGAACCTGCAAATGGCTAAAAAAATATTCTTATCAATTGCTTCGTATGCAGACAAAATGCTCACAAGGACAGTTTTGGATGCCTTACTAAATGCCAAATATCCACAAGATATTGTGTTTGGTATTGTGGAGCAAACGAAAGAATCAAACCGCCTAAGAGTTCCTAGCGGTGACAACATGAGGTATTTAGGTATTAACCCTGAAGAATCTAGAGGATGTTGTTGGGCTAGGGCTCTATGCATGTCTTTGTATAGAGACGAAGATTATTTTTTCCAAATTGATTCTCACATGATCTTTGACTACGGTTGGGATGAGCGAATGATCGAAGCCGCAGAAGAATGCGCAGCTATAAATCCTAGGTTTGTTATCTCAGATTACCCACACCCATTTAAGATAGTTGACGATAAGTTTATAAAAGAACCCGTCACAAATGGGGCAGTTTGTGCTTACATAAAAGAAGATCAAAAGTTCAACGATGATAGTCCTTTTGTTAATATTACTGGGCTTCCTGTTGATACCGACACTCCATTAAAAGGCTTTCACATAGCCGCTGGCTGCGTGTTTGCAGATGGAAATTTTGTCAATGAAATTCCCTATGATCCTTTGTTTTATTTCCAAGGTGAAGAACAGTCTGTATCCATTCGCGCGTATACGCATGGGTGGGATATTTTCCATATCCCTAGATTACCTATCTATCATTTGTATGACAACAACGATGGCACAAGAGCCAAGCATTGGTCTGAAGAAGAAGACAAAGTAAGAAGCGTTCGCTGGTGGGAATTAGATCGGCAATCCAAAGAAAGATTTAATAATTTGATTCATGGAAATATGCGCGGCATATATGGATTAGGCACGGATAGAACACTAGAACAATTTGTTGAATTTTCAGGTGTGGATTACAAAAATAAAGTTGTATACGACAAAGCTACAAAGGGGTGCTGGAATGGATGACAGACTGCTGGAACATTTGCTTAAAAAACTCGAAGAGATTAAAGATTCATATACCGCACCGATGAGCGAAGGTGCTGCGAAGGATTTTGGTGAGTACCAAAATATGTGTGGGGTAATCCGAGGCCTTACCCTTGCACAAAGAGAGATAGCCGACCTCGTGCGTAAACTAAAGGACGATGAAGATGACGAGTAACTTCGATGTAAGTGCTGTAGACCTTTCTGGTATTTTGAATAAAGATCCAGAACAAAAGGCCAAACAGATTCCAGACCCCAAGGGATTCATGCTATTAACTGTAGTCCCCGAAGCGATGGAAGAGTATGCAGACAGCGAGATTGGGATTATCAAATCTAGCCAAGAAGTTTGGAAAGAAGAGATGCTCACCCCAGTGTTGTTTGTCATCAAGATGGGCCCAGAAGCCTATTCAGATACAACAAGGTTCCCTAGTGGGCCTCGTTGCAAGATTGGCGATTTCGTAATCGTCAGACCCAATTCAGGCACCCGCTTGAAGATCCATGGCAGAGAGTTCCGTCTAATCAACGACGACAACGTCGAAGCTGTGGTTGAAGATCCCCGTGGGATTACACGTGCGTCATAAGGAGTAAAACATGGCAACATACAGAGGTGAAGACTTTAAGTTCCCTGATGAAGTTGATAAAGCAACTGAACAGGAAGTCGAGATTGAAATCGAAGACGATACTCCCCCAGAGGATCGCAACCGCAAACCCATGGATGAACCTCCACAGGATTTTCAAGCGGATGAACTAGCCAAGTATGACGAAAGTGTCAGAAAAAGGATACAACACTTTACTAAGGGTTATCACGAAGAACGCCGCAAGGCAGAGGCTGCCCAGCGTGAGCGGGAAGAAGCCATTCGTGCAGCCCAAGTGATTGCCGAAGAGAATAAAAAACTCAAAGGCTCACTGAGCGAAAGCCAAACAGCTTTGATTGAAAGCGCTAAACGCGTAGTCAATACAGAGATCGAAGAGGCTAAATCCAAGTACAAAACTGCCTATGAGTCAGGGGATTCTGAAGCACTGTTGGCTGCACAAGAAGAGCTAACGGCTGCAAAGATAAAGGCTGATAAAGTTAACAATTTTAAGCCGACCCCTTTACAAGATAGTAAAAATGAAGTACAAACGGCTCAAGCGGCTCCAACTACAGTGGTTGATCCCAAAGCGGAAGCGTGGCGGGAAAAGAATCCGTGGTTCGGAAACGATGATGAAATGACCAGCTTTGCGTTGGGGTACCATGCGAAACTCCTCAAGTCTGGCGTTAATCCATCGTCCGAAGAGTATTACGAGAAGTTAAATTCTCGGTTGAAACAAGTTTTCCCAGATGCGTTTGAGTCTGAGAAACCTGCTGATGCGCCACCCCCTCAGCGGCCAGCCAAATCAAACGTAGCACCTGCTACGAGAAGCACAGCGCCCAAAAAGATCGTGCTGACTCAGACTCAGGTAAATATCGCCAAGCGGCTTGGTGTTCCTTTGGAACTCTATGCCAAAAAGGTTGCGGAAGAACAAGTGAGGAGTAACTAATCATGACAGCACAAAGTAGACTATCGCGCGAACTAGATTCGAGAGCATCCACCCAACGTCCAACGATGTGGAGGGCGCCTGAGACTCTACCTATGCCCGACCCCCGGCCCGGTTGGAAACATAGATACATTCGCATTAGCACAATGGGGCAGTCTGATCCCAGTAACATTTCCTCTAAGTTCAGAGAAGGATATGAACCCTGCAAAGCGGAAGATTATCCTGAGATGATGATGCACGCCACCGAAGAAGGCCGATTCAAAGGCAATATCGAGGTAGGCGGATTGTTACTCTGCAGAATCCCAGAAGAGTTTTTGCAACAACGTGATGCGTATTACGCAAAACAAAACCAAGCTCAAATGGACTCCGTGGATAACAATTTCTTGAAAGACAGCGACCCTAGAATGCCTCTGTTCTCAGAGAAACGTTCGAAGGTTACATTTGGTTCTGGTTCTTAATCTTTAAGGAATTAACATGGCTTATCCTACAGTTTCGGCCCCTTACGGCCTGAAGCCTGTTAACTTGATCGGTGGACGTGTATATGCGGGTTCTACTCGTATGTTCCCCATCGTGAATGGTTACGGCACAAGCTTGTTCAACGGCGACGTTGTTCAAATCGGTACCGGTGCAAACATCGGTAATCTCGTAGTCTCATCCTTGGCATACAACGCTTCTTCAGCAGTAGCTGGAACAATCGGTGTGTTCGTTGGTTGTGAGTACTCCACCACTGGCGGCCCCATTTATGGTAAGAATCGTTACCAATACTGGCAAGCTAGTACAACTGCTCCTGACGCCCTTGGCTATGTAGTTGATGATCCTCAAGCTGTTTTCAAATCAGCCGTGGTCGTTAACCCAGCCGGTACAGGTGGTAGCACTACTATTGCTTACGCTAACCAAGCGTTCGTTGGTTCCAATGCTTATTACATTGGTGCTGCCGCTGGCAATACTGGTCTTACAACTACTGGCGACTCACTTGCTGGCGTTGCAGTTTCTGCATCCGCTACTGTAAGCACACCGATCACTACAAGTGCAGCAATGCGTATTGTGGGTATCGTTCCTGAGTCAGCAGTTGCTGTGGTCCAAAACGCTACATCTAGCTCTACGACAATCACATTGTCCGCCGCTAACTCTAGCATCGTCCCAGGAATGGCAGTCACTGGCCCCGGCATTACAGCAGGTTCAAACACCTATGTAACCGCTGTGTCTGGTACTAGCGTCACGATTAACACTGCTGTTGCAAGTGCTCAGTCTACCGCTACTGCATTCACATTCGTTGGATATCCCGAAGTGTTGGTGACTTGGAACTTCGGTTACCATAGTTACTTCAATGCCAATGGCGTTTAATTAAGGAGCACATAAATGGCTATTTCACGCGCACAACTATTGAAAGAGCTGCTCCCAGGCTTGAACGCTTTGTTCGGTTTGGAGTATGCACGTTACGGCGAAGAGCACAA